ATTATGGCAGGCTACGAAACAATTCTTAAAATTCGCAGAATTGAGAAAATATGCGAACAATTGGGATTCATGTTCTCCGATAGTAAATACAGCGGCTCAGCGCACTACGCAGATACGCTTGCTCTTAAACCAAAAGACCAAGAAAGTCTTCCACCATATAGTCGAGATGCCGAATTATTTTGTGGCACAATTGACCAATTAGAAATGTGGTTGCTAGGTGTTCAATGGGCTAGAGATTATGACCGTATGTTGTTTGGTGTTAAACACGATAAAACCCGTGAGCGCAAAGAACAAGACGAACGTAATCGTCAATTGATTAAAATACTTACCAAAGGAGAAAAAGAATGAGTGCAAGTTGGATCAACAAACTTAACGAAAGCGATAGCCGCCTACACAAAGAAGATGTTATTCGGCAAGCTCTTGAAGCAAGTGTCTTGGGTAGTATAAACGCCATTAATTTTCTAACACTGGTTAAGGTCTGCTATAATCCTTATGTAACTTTTGGTGTTCGTCAAATCCCAAGTACGGAAGGTATTACTGGAGCTGAAAACCCTTGGGAAGAATTTAATGACCTTCTACGCAATCTTGGTCAACGAGGATTAACTGGTAATGCTGCTAGGGATGCCATTGAAGATATAAGCCTTAGGTTTGATAGTGAAGAATGGAATACATTCAATGCTCCTGTACTTAGACGAGACCTTCGTGCAGGTGTTTCGGAAAAAACAATTAATAAAATCTGTAAAAAAACAGATTATGAAATCCCTGTTTTTGCTTGCCAATTGGCTGCTAATAGCGAGGGTCGTCCTGAGATGAGAGGTATCAAACGCCTTGAGCCTAAATTGGATGGTGTTCGGGTATTGATGATGATAATGATAAGTGATACCGGTAATGCAGTTTTTTCATATAGCCGTAATGGTAAACTATTTGAAAACTTTAGTCACATTGAACAACAAATTAGTGATTACTTAACAAAATTAATTAGACATAACCGTTCATTAATGAAGGGTTTCGTACTTGACGGAGAAGTTATTGGCAACTCTTTTCAGGAGTTGATGCGTCAGGCTCGGCGTAAAGAAAATGTACAAGCCACTGATTCCGTGTTCAACATTTTTGATATCATTCCGATTGATGATTTCCGTCGAGGATATTGGAACGCTCAACTTGAAAAGCGTATTGAGATGTTGGAATATATGCGTCCTGTAATTGATGTGTTGCCTAATGTTGAATTGTTACCACATATTATAGTAGACCTCGATACGGCTGAAGGTAAAGACCAACTTATGCGTTATGCTAAGGATCAAGTCAATGCAGGATTCGAAGGCATTATGATTAAAGATGTTGGTGCTCCGTATGAATGTAAACGTAATACATTTTGGATGAAGTGGAAACCAGTATGTGACTATGATTTAACAGTAGTGGGCATTGAACCTGGCACTGGTAAAAATAAAGGCCGTATGGGCGCTCTTGTGTGTGAAGGTGAAGATGACGGAAAACACATTAATGTAAATGTAGGTAGTGGTTATACCGACGAAGAAAGGCAGTCATATTGGGATAATAAAGACGCTATTATTGGAAGAACCGCAGTGGTAATGGCTGATGCTATTACACAAAATCAAGATGGTAGTTATAGTCTACGCTTTCCTAGATTTAAAACATTTCGAGATGACAAATAATTTTAAATTTTATTGATTGGGTAAACCGATAATCATTATTGAAAAATATCATAACAAAAAACCTTTAATTTTCCTTGAATAGCTAGAAAAAATGCTATATAATACATGTATATTAGTATTTACACTAATAAGTTTTCAAACACACACTAAGGAGAAAATATGAAAACAGTTGGCCATAAATTAGAAGCATTTGCCCTAACAGGCATTAACCCAGGTAAAGACGATTTCTTCACCATCACCGAAGAATCATTTGCAGGCAAGTGGAAAGTAATCGTATATTACCCAAAGGACTTTACTTTTGTTTGTCCCACTGAAATCGTAGCTTATGACAAGCTATTCCAAGACTTTGCTGATCGTGACGCAGTACTACTAACTGGCAGTACCGACAACGAGTTCTGCAAATTGGCATGGCAACGTGCTCACGAAGATTTGAGCAAGATTCGTCATATCCAGTTTGCTGACACACAACGTGGTGAACTCAGTTTGATTGAACAACTTGGCGTGTTCTATGCTCCAGCAGGTGCTGCTCTACGTGCTACCTTTATCATTGATCCTGATAATGAAATTCAACACGTTACTGTTAACAACTTGAACGTAGGCCGTAGTCCAGAAGAAACATTACGCATTTTGGATGCACTGCAAACTGGTGAACTCTGTGCCTGTAATCGCACAGTGGGCGGAGAGACACTATAATGGCATTCATTGACGCAATTAAAGGTGCGTTGCCAGACTACGCAAAGGACACTAAGTTAAACTTAGACTCTGTTCTATTGCGTAGCACATTAGATGCTGATGTGGCCATGGGCTGTGCTGTGGCTGCATTGGCTGCAACTGGCAATGGTAAGGTCTTAGCGGTTATTTTGGCAGACATGCCTGTTCATGCTGAAAGTGCTATGACTGCTGCCAGTATCATGGCACAAAATAATGTATGGTATCCATATGTTGAAATGGCAGATGATGAACAGTTAAAAGGTCTACCTGCACAGTTACGCATGAATGCTATATCCACACATGGCGGAACCACCAAGGCCAATTTTGAAGCATTTAGTTTAGCTGCCAGTATTGTGGGCAAGTGTCATTTCTGCGTAAAAGCGCATTATGACACGTTGAAGAAGGAAGGCTATACAGTTGAGCAACTTCGTGACATTGGACGTATTGCCAGCGTGATGAATAGTGTTGCCAAAGTGTTGAATAGTTAATATGAGTAAGGAAGCCATGCGTGAAGCTTTAGAAGCATTAGAGTGGTTGCGTGTGGCTTTCAAAGAGAACAGTCAAGGTCGGCAAGTAGCAGATTCGGCAATAGAATCATTGAAAACGGCACTTGGCCCTGAGGTTTTGGAATTTGACATACTTGACAAGTACGACCAAGTAATTTACAATACAGGAAACATTAAAGGAAATTTTACAAATGAAAATTAGAGAATTATCAGAATCAATTTCTATTGAACAATTGGCAACCATTAGTGATAAAGCACTACACGATAGGTATCATTTTCCTCTTAGTACTCCAGGAAAAAGCTTTGGATGGCTTTCTAATTTAGAATCTGCAAAAGCCGCACTAAGAGTTATCAATCAAGGTGTTACCGACATTGATGTTATTGCTGATACTATTCATGATGGTTGGAATATTACTGCCATGGCAGATTACAACGGTGAGTTGGATCTAGACACTCCCACACCCGATGAAAAGAAATTAAAACGGTATGCGTTGGCACAGAAATCTTACGCAGAACTAGATGACGATGAACAAGAAAAAGACCGAGTAGTTGCTCGGGCATTGTTAAAAGCACTAAAGGGGATTTAAAATGGTAACACTAGTTAAACATGAATGGCATCAAGTTGATTCACAGTTTGCCTTTGAGTTAGATTCTGAAAAACTTAGCGAAATTTATCCTGAGTTAGAGGAAGAAGAAATTGAAGCAATGATGACACAGATTGAAGCCGGCGAAGTTAGCGTCAATGAAATTATCGAAGAAGCATGGGAAAATGATGTAGAAATTGAATGGGAACGCCAGTATGATGATTGGTGGACCGATCGTAAAGGTGGATATGAAGTTACCTATGAACTAGGTAGTGAAAAAAGTTGGCACACTCCTCCCGAAGAAGAACCTGACACGGATAAATGCACCAAATGTCGTTGGTCTGGTAACCATTACCAAACAGGTACTCGATACCTCCGTGCTGATGGCACCGTAATTGAAAATTACTTTACTAGCGGAGAAGTATCAAACCATACCATAGATATTTGCCCAATGTGCGATAGTCCAGTTGAATTGACTGAAGCAGGCGTCATAGCAGCAGAAAAACGCAAAGCACAACAAGAAAAATGGGCTAAAGTTAGGGAAGAAAAAGAAATGGCTTCTGAAGCAGAAGAGATTGATATTGACGGAGGTTTGAGTGCTGTTAACGAACAAGAAGAAATCACCGATGAAGAAGAATTGGTAGCACCGGAGTGGCCATTCCCCAAAGTTGAAAAACTTCCTAACTATCCTGCAGGTAATTATACTATTCGTATTTGGGGACGTACTCGGGAAATTGGGGTAGGTACTATCTCCAAAGAACAGTATGAACATTGGAGTGATTCAGATCATGAAGATGACCTTAGCGATGCATTAAATGGTAGTTATGATTATGAAGAAAACGAAACTCCTGAAAATGCTAGATTCAACCATGAATACTATGAATACCAAGATGTAAAATCATTTTGGGGATTTGATGAAGATGATACTCACATGACTATCAC